GAACTTGATGAATGTTAGACATATTCATATTGTAGAACCCCATTGGAATCCCGCAAGACACGACCAGGTTGTTGGCAGAGGTATTCGACTGTGTTCGCATGCATCTCGTCAGAAATTAGAGGGTCCAAACATTGTTAGGGAGCCTGTTGCACCCGAAGATAGAACAATTGCAGTTTCATTTTATGTCACAACATTTTCAGAAACGCAAAAGACCAGTCCAGCAGGGTATAATATTGTTCCAATCCGCAGAGCAGATACTCTACCCAAAAGATATGATGCACCCGATATCCCAGGTTCTAGACCACCAGATGCATTTATGAGTTCTGATGAATTCCTGTATGAGATTTCATACGAAAAGAGCAGAATAACATCTGGTATTTCTCGGTTATTAAAACAGGCTGCGGTCGACTGTGAGATTCACAGAAAGTTGCATTCAAAGGAACAACCTGTCATTCAGTGTATGCGTTTTGATTCAACTGTCAAGGGTGAAGATCTTGCATATAATTCTTCAATTAAAGATGACGAACTTGATGTAACATTCCTTCGCAATCAGATGAAGCGTAAACGTAGGCTACAGCGGATCAAGATTAAGGATTTTGTATTTCTGGTAGATCCAGATTCTAAAGAGATATTTGATGAACCTGCATTTCAAGATGGACAGCGTTTACTTTCGCTTGGAACGCTTGGTTCGGACCGTATTACGTTTTTTACGGTGTCTTCGGCGTGATGCCCCCATCAAACATTTTTCCAATTTTGCACCATATTTAACGTACAATGCAAGTTCAACTCCATCTTTCAATGGTCCACTATTTATAAGTGTCTTATCGTTACCAAGGTATAGTCCTCCTGGAAAATATTTTTTCATTTTTTGAATCAGATGTTTATCAAATTCGTCAACGTCACACCGACCCTTTTTTTTCCTTTCTATGTCTTCCATAAGTGGAAGCATATATGTCCCGGATATAAAGTTGAAATACGATTTTCCCTTTTCAACTTTTAGTTCTCCTGCCGCTATAATATGTGTGGCACCAGTTCTAAGAACAATTATTTGATGAACGGTTCCTATTTCAAACATTGATAATACCCGACAGCATGCAAAAAATTCTTCTACTTTTTCTGTTTTAGCCAAAATCCAAGTATATATTCCATCTCCTTTTGGAGGTTCTCCCATTATCGGAATATTTTTAAGAAACTCGTCTATTCTAAAATCGGTAGTGTTAATCTTGTAAAATATTCCATCATTCATAAACTTGCATTTAGCTGCAGGTTTTGGTTTAATAGCGTCTTCTAATGACACATAATCCGACTTTGGAACCGAGACATCTTTGCATGGGTATGGGTCTACTTCTTCTTTCTCTTCAGGAAGTGCGTTTAGGGAAAAGCTGTCATCAAACATTCGCGTTATTATGAGTTGCGACAAGTTCTAGGAACTGATCGCAGATCCTGTACCACGGGCGAGTTCCTGCAACTCGGATACACTCATCCTTATCTGTATTTGAAAGAATACGATCCATTGCAGCAACAATGTCGGCTACAGGTGCTGTTTGTGCAATGCTGCCGATTCCAGCGGACATTGCCAGATACGAATATTCAGTTGCAGGAATAATCTCGGATACAGCTGGGGTCATAAAGGACTGGTAATCTCCAACATCAATAACGACTTGTGGTGCTCCAGTTGCAAGGTGTTCAAGCTGGCACAGACCGAACCCTTCGCCGTTTGACGTATTAATTCCATAATCACATGCATTGTAAATTCCATTAATAGACTTGTCGTCAAAGAGCTGTCGATTCGTATCAACGCAAATAACACGCCCCCCATATTTGAGAGAATCCAGTTTAAGAACTTCAATCTCATTCAGCCAGATTTGAATAGGGTTGTAGAATGCGCCAGATGAAGGGCTCATTCCAGTAACAAATACAAGATACAGAGGTAGTTCGGGATTCTTCTGCACAAGACGAGCAAATGCCATAATAGACAAATCAAGACGCTTCCTCTCAGAGTTGCGGTTGATGTTCAGAAACACGATACCGTCTGCAGGTACGTTCAACTGTTTGCGAATTCCAATCCGCTCGGTATCGCTTACCCGATTATAAATTTGAGTATCGACACCGTGCTCCATAACATCAATAATCTTGTCGGTTGTTGGGATACGAGTCATCAGATAATCCTTCCACTTTTGGGTGAAGCAGAAGATACGGTCAGCCCTGCTCTCGATCGTGCGCAAGAGTCCTTGGTCTGCTCCCTTGAATACCAAATCAAGGTAAATCCACAATTTGAAGGTCTTTGGGACGTCTTTAATAGATTCCAGAAACTGATTGACGACGATTGGATCATTATAAATCATGACGATATCCGGGGATACAGTATCTACATATTCCGCAAGCTTATTGAATCCAAATCCTTGCTGTTTAGGATCCTCGTTTGCTGCTGCATCATATTGAATAACATTCTCAGTCTTGCGAATACCACCTGCGACAGTTACCGAGCGCTGAAATCCGAAATGAAACACTTTTACAACTGGGTGAAGAGTCGACAGTTGCTTCAACAGGTTGTGTGATACTTTTGAATATCCGGTAACCTGTTCGGTATGGGTCGAGACCAGCATAAAGCGAGTAGGTTTGGTTGAGCTCATTTTATTATAGAAGTCAGTTCCCAGTAAATGAAATGTGGGTTCTCTATAATATGTCGAAGAACGGACTTTCTCGAAGCGCCCCATTACAAAATATGAGCGTATGTACTGGATGTATTGCCAATCCCGTTCGACAGTTCTCCAGTGCCTCTGAGGTTGCAGAGTTCAAAAAACGCAGTGTCACTGCAGCATTTTACAATAATCCATCGAATATATATCCTATCAAAAATAGATATTCGTCGATTGTTACCACATACAAGGGTGCAGAAGCACAGTCAATACCTGCTGCTGCTTCTACGTGCTGTCCAGGTCTTTTGGGCGCACTATCTGATGGAAAGGATACGCCCTTTTTCCTGTACAACAAGTTTAATCCAACTTGATAGTTTGTTTCAGTTTTTCAAGATATAGAATACCGTCCATGAGCTCTTCTTGGGCATGGAGAATCCAGTCGTGCACTTTTAAATCTGTCCGGTCAAGGGTAGTACCATACTTTCGTTGACCTGTAGCAGCCCTTTCTTTGAACTTTTCGATTACGGCAGTGACAATTGAATCCTGTGTCCCCTGCATTTCTAATAACGAACATTCTCCTTCATCTTTGGAATACGCGTGAATGATTCAAATCGGTCCATATATGGCACTGTTGGTATGTCATACAGTTCTGTTACCGAGTCTGAGCCCGCTCTAGTCCCCACAAATTTCCGAACATTAGAACCGATCCAATCGTAGTTATACCTCAAACTCAAAAACGCATGGATAGCCACAGCCATCAGAAGAAGAAGTATAAGCCAAGCCATTGTTAGAAGTTATGAAACAAATCATGGGGAAAGGATAATATGCCTGGCGGTCTTCTCCAACTAGTCGGCGTGGGTTCCCAAAATCAATTTGTCAATGGTAATCCGTCAATGACCTACTTTAATACGATGTACAAGCGGTTTACAAACTTTGCAATGGAGCATTTTCAGCTCAATTTTAGAGGGACAGACCTGAATCTGACATCTGGTGGAACAAAAACAATCCGCTGTAAAATTCCTCGCTATGCCGATATGCTCCACGACTGCTATTTGTGTGTGAATCTCCCAGACATTTATTCGCCAATTTCGGCGGATACAGTTGGTCCAAATTCTACCGCAACAGCATATCAGTTTAACTGGATTCCAAATATTGGATACAACATGATTGAGAACTGTTCATTGTTGATAAACGGCACAGCTGTCGTCAGCATGACTGGAGAATGGATGAAGCTCTTGACCTATCTCAAATACAACAAGACCAAGCGAGACCTCATTGATGAAATGGTTGGAAATGTACGAAGCGTTTATGACCCAGCAAACGCATACAACAGAACTAACCAATATCCAAACGCTATTCAACCTTCTTCGGCTGTACCCCCTCCGTCAACACCAGCACCATCAATCGTTGGTCGGCAGTTAAACATTCCACTACCGTTCTGGTTCTGCGAGGAAATAGGTCAAGCACTGCCACTGGTTGCGCTCACAGAAGGAGAAGTTGAAATATCGATTACCTTCAAAAATATCTATCAACTGTTTACTGTTATCGACGTCAGAACCACAAATCCAAACACACCTTCAACATATGGAACGCGTGTCCCGGGTATTTTTGGCGACAACTATCTTGGAGTCCAAAACTTTTTGAGTCCTCCAGATTTTTTTGGAAACCCTACAAATCTTGCCCTTCAAAACTGGAATTTGAACCCATACATTGAAGCGAATTATATCTTTCTGACAGAGACCGAGAGAGCGCATGTTGCAGGGTATGATAGAACGTACATGATTACACAGCCTCGTCAAATAAATATCAACAATCAGTACGGTCTCAACGATGTTCTGATACCAATGTTTAATCTGTGTACACGAGTTGTTGCAGTGTTTCAAAGAACTGATTTGGCTCTACTAAACCAGCCAGACAATTATACAAACTGGGACAATCCCGACATTCCACCACTATCTACAACTACAGCTACTTTCGGTCCTCTTACATTTTACACATCTGGTGTTCTGAATCCACTTGCACCCGCTCCTAGGGACATATTCCAAGAAGGTAAGCTGATTTTTGACGGAAAGGATCGTTTCAACACAAAGAATGCAAACTTTTTTGAGCTGATTGAAAATTACAAGTATTCTGCAGGAGATACAACGACACTACCTGGTATCTATCAGTACTCGTTTGCAATTAAACCCACAGAGCCGACACAGCCGTCTGGATCTGTAAACGGTTCAATGTTCAACAAGACCTTTTTCCAATATACGTTACAAGTTCCCGCGGTAGATCCTGCACTTCTTGGAGACTCTGTTCAACCCGCAGTCTGTGTTGTAAAAAGCACTGTCTTCAACCCTGTCCCAACTCAAGTTCTTCCATCTGCAACACAGCCTCCGAATGCACCCTGCGATCAATTAGCAGGTGGGTCAAATCCAGTTTGTTTGCCAGCATTATACCAACCCGGACAGACAATAACTGTTTACTCTCCCCCGACGAATAACGGCATGATTTTTCAGTATAATGGAGTAATCTATGTCGAATCATACAACTTCTTGAAAGTTACAAGCGGCACGGCAAATCTCGTGTTTAGTACATAATGAGCAGTTCCGATCCAGTTCCGGATGTTGCACCAGATGTAGTTCCCGATGCAGCGCCGGCGCCGCCAGCGACATCTGGACCACCAGTATCAAGTCCAAACTCTTTTTTCTTTTTCTTTCTTGGCACAGGGGCAATATTGATATACTATCGTCTCGGCTGGGAAGCAATTTCTACACTCTCGGGCGGGAAGTTACCTGCATTTGTATTCTGGATATGGATGGTTCCAATTGCAGGTATTCTTGGTTCGATTATAGTACCCTCTATTGGCGCTAGTACGACGTGGATAATTCTAATGTCGGCACTATCAGGGCTTCCGATACTTCTTTCGACTGGGTATGTTCTTCTACGCGGAATCCCGACAAGTCCACCGGTCTTAGATTCATAAGTTCTGACATGGCTATATCTGGGGTATCAAAGTTCCTGAATAAAATCTGATTCACTTCTGCTGGAGACCACTTGCAATCCATATTTGGAGCTGTCCATACAGCGTGTTCTGTATCTAATTTATCGTAAAACCCCTCTACCATATCTTTTAGAACTTGAACACTACACTTTTTGAAATTGACAATCATGTCGATTCTGCCTGGACGAATCAGGGCGCGATCGATACGCTCAGGAAAGTTTGAAGTAATTACCAACATTCTACCAGATGCTTCTAGTGTTCCATCCAAAATATTCAGAAGAAACGATAAATCGATAGGCTCTTTCAAAATCTCGTCGTCAGCAATATGCGCAAATGGATCTTCCTCCTTTTTTATAACAATTTCTCTCTTCCACTCACGCCGCAGAACAATATCGCCCATTGCATCAATGTCTTCAATCACGTATAGACGCTCTTGAATAGGAATAATAAATCGTTCGAGAGTCTGACCGTTATATACGTTAATGTCGTCGCTGAAAAACAAATGTCTGAGCTGCGCTTTCGTCTTTATTTCGGAAAGCTGGACGTTGATAATATGCCGCCTTGCAACGTTTGCAATCGCCTTTGTCTCTGATGTCTTACCGCATCCTGGGTCTCCATGAAATAAAAATCCCAACGTATATGGGATACCCTTCTTCTCATACCATCGTTTATTGTTCAAGAAAAACTCGGTATGCTTTTTAACCTTTTGCTGATCGTCAAAATACACATTGTCGAATGTACGTGTAGTCGTAAACTTGTGCTTGCTGTACACTAAAAACTGCGTGGGAAGTGGGTTCTGTCCTCCACGAGCTTTACCCTTTTGGACGACTTGATCGAAGAAATATAAGTTTGTACCCAATTTATTCTGCATACGGCGATCGTAATCTTGGTTACACGTTTCTACAAACGCTCCAAGGTGCTGTACGCTGTGTTCATACGAGAAAATACGAAACTTTATATTTTTGATTGAACCTTCGTCTACGTCTATAGATTTCAGATGAAAGTAGATGTCAGTGTCAATCATCACTGGGTCGAATTCATATGGAAGATAGTCGTGGTTTGCAATCGCGAGCAGCTTTCCAATAGATGCAGAACAGGTTACATAATGAATAATTGCATCAATGCGCGTCAAGAACGGAGGTGTTCCCCCTTTTGCGGTCTGAGATGCATTAACTCCACGCTCACATTCAATCTCTGATCTCGGTTGTCTGTCTTGGTTTATTAGTTTTTTTGTGCTAAGATGTTCCCATACTTTTGGGATGTATCGTTGAGCGGCTTCCCAGAGACCAAGATATATAATGTTCCGAAATGGGGCGTATCCAGTGATAGCTTGAAGAGTTATAATACCCTTCATGATATCCTGTAAATTCATGGCTTGCATTTGTGTTGCTAAGCTGTATTAATTCCCATACATTTATCGAGAGTGTGTATCGTCGAATGTACGGGCTTGTTTCTTTTGAGGCGAAGCTGCTGGGATGCGCGATCGACAGTTTCGTTTGTGAGGCTCACATAGCTTTTGATATCACGAGACGATGCTTGGGTATTGATAGAAGGCATATATAACCTGACAGGAGGCATAGCGATTTGAAGTGGGGCACCACCCTCTTTGATATATCTTCGATACTGATCGATATTCAAGGTTCCACCAAACATCCGAAGTACACGTTTATCGGGTGCAGTAACAAGATCGAATTTAAGTTTCACGAAAACGTCCTTGTACATTGATTGCAGAAGGGAATGACGAATCCACTTTTGAGAGCTAGACAATGAAGCATCTGCGTACACAAATGCGAGTGCACAGCTTGGAGAACAGTAATTACCTTCTGCAGTATAATGATTTGTATATACGTCATAATGTGTAGGGCAAATGAACGACTTCCATGAAAATGGGTGACAGCACCAAAAACATGCAGTTCCGATAGGATATTCTGTCTGATGATGAATTTTTGCAACAATCTCGTGGATTATGCTCTCGTCGAATTGTTGTTGGGTAACTTCTTCTTTTAGTATGTCTGAATATTCTGTAGAAGCAGATAAGCCGATTGGAACATTCCTTTCTTTTTTTGCAGTTTGGGCGTCTTTGGACACTTTCAAGAAATATATAATAGGTGGATCAGAAGCTGGTGCCTGTTGAGGGGCTACATTTTTTCGTTGTCTAGGGGGCATTCTCTTTTATAGGTGTAGTCCTCTGTCTTAAACTCCTTCTATTTCTTTTGAAGCTGTGTTTTTAATGTGTTTAATTGTGCTGTTAGTGCAACATTCTGTCTAGATAGTGCAACATTTTGCGATGTTAGTGTAACATTCTGTCTAGTTAGCCCAACATTCTGTGTTTTTAATTGCGCCGTTAGTGTATTTATTTGTGCGGTTAGTGTATTTATTTGTGCTGTTAATTGTGTTTTTTGAGCGGTTAGTTGCGCTGTTAGTGTATTTATTTGTACTGTTAATTGTGTTTTTTGTGCGGTTAGTGTATTTATTTGTGCGGT